GCTACCCTCCGAATCCGCCCAAGTGACATTCCCCAACACTGGGGCATCACGGGGTCCTCTTCCTCGATGAGCTAGCGAGCTCAGCCCACCGGAAGCATCTTGCTACGTGGTCATTGACCATACCGACCGGCTAGGTATACTCCCGTACATGGGACAGAGGCGGGATTGGGAACCGATTCTGGAGCACGCGGCCGAGATCGTTGACGCGTATGACTCGGCGGTGACGCTCCGTCAGCTCTTCTACCGGCTCGTCTCCGATGGCACCCTGAGGAACACCCAGGCCGACTACAGCCAGCTTTCCCACCGCAGCGCCCAGGCTCGGCGTGATGGGTGGTTCCCCCGGCTCATGGATCGGGGGCGCACCATCCACCGCAAGCTGTCGTTCGAGGGACCAGATGAGGCCAGGGAGTGGCTGCGGGATCGGTACCGCCGAGATAGGACCGACGGACAGGAGTTCTCGGTCTACATCGCGGTCGAGAAGGCCGGCTTGGTGGAGCTGATGAAGTCGTGGTTCTGGGACCGTGGGCTTCCCATCCTGGCCCTCGGCGGATACGCCTCCCAGTCCTACGTGGACGACATCGCCGATGACGTGGACGACGACGGCCGAGACCCTGTCCTGCTCTACGCCGGGGACTTCGACCCCTCAGGCTTGGACATCGAGCGAGACTTCCTGTCCCGCTCCGCCTGGCATGAGGTAAAGCGGGTTGCCCTGACGTGGCCACAGGTCGTGGAGTATGACCTCCCGCCCATGGTGGGCAAAGCCTCCGATACGCGGGCGGCGAAGTTCGTGGCGACCCACGGCGACCTCGTCCAGGTCGAGCTGGATGCCCTGCCACCCGAGGTGCTGCGGGCGCTGTTCGAGGATGCCCTCAGCCCCTACCTTGACGCGTCAATCACCGAGGCCGTCATCGCCGAGGAGACGGAGGAACGAGGGACGCTATGAAGACCGCCTTCGGCTACGTCAGGCTCAGCAAGTGGGACGCCTCGACGACCAGCCCACAGCGACAGCGGCAGGCCATCACCCGGCTCTGCAAGGACCGAGGCTGGAAGCTCCTCGAGGTATTCGAGGACATCGACGTGAGCGCCTACAACGGCAACCACCGGCCCCAGTTCGAGCGGATGATGAACCGGCTGGGCGAGGTGGACGCCATCGTGTTCTGGACGCTCGACCGACTCTCTCGCTCCACGGTCCAGTCCGGGCAGATTGCCCAGGCATGCAAGGCAGCCAACGTGGACCTGGTCGCCACCGACATGCCTATCGACACCACGACGGCCGGCGGGAAGTTCATCTACGACATCCTGTCGGCCAAGGGCGAGTTTGAATCGGCCACTACCAGCGAGCGGAGTCGCAGCATGGTGGCCTTCAAGAGAGAGCGCGGAGAGCCCCTGGGCAAGGTCCCCTATGGTTGGAGGCGCGTGGGCAGGCACTACGAACCCGACCTCGAGCAGCAAGCCAAGCTCCGCAAGGCAGCCGAGAGATACGTGGCTGGTGAGACGTTCTCGGCCATCGCCAAGGATTTGGGATTCCTGGTGGGGCCGCTGAACCGGATGCTGAAGTCTCAGCGCGTCCAGGATGCCCTTCCGCCCGAACTCGCCGGGGAGCTCGCCAAGGCCCTACTCGCTCGGAAGTGGCAGCGCGTCCCCCAGTCTCGTCAGTCATTGCTGGGTGGGATCGCCCGATGCGCCGAGTGCGGCGGGTCAATGACCGTGACCTCAACACGGGCCGGCAAGAAAGAGGGCCGCTGGTACAGCTACGGTTGCGACATCGCCGGACACGCCCACATCTCGGCACCGTGGCTTGACGCCCATATCACCGAGCAAGTGCTCGAGGCAGTGGACACCGGACGACTCCTCGAGGCCATCAAGCGTCGGAAGACGACTGGGCGAACCAGGAGGGCCAGCGAGTTGGAAGCCAGGCTCGAACTCTTGGAGACCTCCTACTACGTCGAGGGGAAGGTCACTAAAGCCCGATTCGAGCGCTTGCGGGATGCCCTGGTCGATCAGTTGGCGAAAGCCCAGAGGGTGGAGCGGGAGAACGGTATCGACCTTCCCGCCGAACTGGCGCGGAACCTCGGTGCGACCTGGCCCAAGCTGACGGTGGGCGAGCGGCGGAAGGTCATCCAGGCGTGCGTGAAGAGCATCACGGTGAGCAAGGCCCCCGGCCATGGCCCGGTTGACCCGAGCCGGGTCACCCTCACCTGGCGGTAAAAGCCCAGGTCAACCCCGCGTTTCGCTACCGCGCAACTCTCTTCCTTGGTGACGCGGTGTACGGCTGCTAAAACGAGTCGTGACACGGCATCCAATCTGCAACCATGGCGAAGCGAAACAAGCGAGTGATGGTCAACCTCGACGGCCCAACTGCCGCCGAGTTAGCAAGGCGCGCTGAGGCCGACAACCGGCCACTGGCCAATGAGGCCGAGAGGGCAATCAAGTACTTCCTGTCCGACACCTCTTACGAGGATTTGGCCCTGGTCATCCTCGAAGCCGCTGAGCGAATCCGGGCTCAAGAGAAGGCGTCGTGAGCGGCTGGACCTGCCCAAAGTGCGGCGCGAGCGTCAAGTACCACGGCCTGCACCCCGAGTTGCTTGAGCACTTCGAGGGCGAGGCCGGCAAGTCAACCCATTGCTTCCCCAAGGCTGCCTGGCGCTCGTTGTACCAGCTTGACCAGCGAAGGGGCTGGGCATGAAGGCTCCGGGGAAAGCCTATGGCATCAGCGGCCAGACCGAAACTTCGAGCGACGGTCAGCAGTGGGCAAAGATTCCCGAGCGTGCCGCGTATATGAAGCTGGGTGAGACGGCATTGAACGTCCTGATCATCTTGGCGGCGAAGGCAGGTAGGGACCGCGTGGCGTGGATTTCACAGGTAACCATCGGTCAACGCCTCGGCAAGGACCGCACGACCATCGGCAAGGCAATCCGGCGGCTTGAGAAGGCTCAGCTGGTGCAACCCGCCGGCACGGTCGTCGTCGATTACAAGCTCGGAACGTGGGTTCGGAAGTACAAAGTGGCTCCCTACCTGCCCGAAGTGCGTTCTGGGTTCACATCGGGTAGCAGGGAAAGGGACCCGATGAGCGTTTCGGGGGGTACCGATGGGAATCTGGGGGGACCCGATGTGAACTCTGGGTTCCCACATTCAGTTCCTCAGAATTCAGTCCCTCATACACCAGAAAGGCTCGACGAAGAAGAAGAGCAGAAGAGCTATCGGGGCTCAGTCCTAGCTGGCACGGTTAGGAAAGTCGGACGTATCCGAAGAATCGACCTCGACGAGAAAGAGGAGTCCTGAATGTCGTTCGTATGGCGGGATACACCGGAGAATCCCGACCTGCTCTGGCTGGCGGAGGGGTTTGCAGAGTTCGCTGCTGCTGGCCGTTGGGATGAGGCACTGGGGTGGGCTAAGTCGGCCTGGGAAGTGTCCCAGCATGGCGCATACGTGCTTCTGGACCGGCAGGATGGGGGGTGCAGGGCGATGACGCGGCAACGCCAGTACTGCACAAACCGGCCTGTTCCCGGTGAAGAACTCTGTGGTCTGCACGCCCGCTTGATCAAGCGGCATCACCAGCTAAAAGAGACAGCTCCGCCTGACCGGGAGGAACCATGAGACGGAAGAGGAAGAAGCCACTACCCCCGGTGGAGGCCACGCCGATTATCGACCCGGCGGCGCTACGGATGCTTCGGGACCTATCTGACGAAGCGCTGGACATCGAATTGAAGAACGCCACGACCACGGAGGGCTGGCTTCGGACCACCGAGGCCACACTCAGGGCCGAGGGACCGCCTGCGCTAGCCGATCTGGCCGAGCATGGGGCGGCGTATTGCCGTGTCGCACGTGAGGTCATGCTCGTCCTGGTTGCTGATCGCGCTTTGGAGAAGCAGGCCCAAGAGGCCAAGGAGAACGGCGAGAAGAAGAAGGGCGGCTACCTGTGATGGGCAAGTGGAAGCAGAAGCGTGAGAGGAAACGAGACTGCCGGCGGTTCGACGAGTTCAACGAATGGTTGGCGTTCATCGACAAGTGGGCCCAGTGCCCCAAGTGCGAGCAGATCCAGGAATGGATACCGATTCCCAAGGAGGGGGTCCCTGAGGGATTCCGGGAGAAGTACGGCCCCGAGGTTGAAACGGGTGAATGGCGGCAGAGCCGGACACAGCACGACCCCGATTGCCCGGTGGCTGATGCCCGGAAGCGGATGATAGAGCTCGGCCTGTACCACGAGTTCAAGGTCTTCACGCTCGAAGAGGTGCGGCCCGTGGCCGGTGGCCGGTACATGGCTGCCGTCAGGCTCATCCGCCGCCCGGAGATAGGCGACCCTCCGGTCGCACCGGAGTACCTGGTCTCGTGACCAAGACTTGATTCTGCTCCTGTCCTGAAAAGGACTGGGTGGCCTCCCCGATGCCGATGGGGTCGGTTGAAGACCGGCCCCTCGGCACTATTGCCCGTGACATTGCTTCCACTATTGGCCCAACTGTTGGCCAACAGGAAGGAAAAGGAATGTCACTGCTCGACACGCTACGAGAGAAGCGCGACACCGCTCGCGCTGCCGCAACAGAGATCCTTACCAGGGCGCAGGAAGAAGAGCGCGACCTGACGGCTGAGGAAGCCGCAGAACACCGCACCCGCACCGACGAAACCCATGAGTTGGATGCGGAGATTGAGAAGCACCTCGAGGCCCAGATTGCGGAGACCCGCGCTGCGGCCACACGGGAGCCCGACCAGGTCGAGACCCGGACCCTGGCCGGCGAGATCCTGAAGCGGGGTTTCAACCTCAAATCCAATCCGAGCGTGACGATCCCGGCGGATGACCTCGTCGAGACTCGTGCACAGACCCTGCCCGCCGTCTCATCGTGGGCCAGGCAACCGGGGGTTCTGGTTCCCCTCGGCATGGACCAGCGGTTCCTGTTCCCCAACCTTCCGACCGAATCGGCCGGGCAATCCAGCACCGTGTTGGACTGGAAGCAGTCGGTTCGCACGTTGACCGGCACCGTGAGCCGCAACCTGAATGCAGTTACGGCGAAGGCGACGGTCGATGTGACGGTCGCGGCGGTGACGGAGGATCTCCTCCAGTTCGCCGTTGTGCTCGCCGCAATTCCGAACCAGATCCTGGAATCCATCCCCGCCTTTACGGATTACATGAACGGAGAAGGGCAATTCCAGATCGCAAAGGCGATCGACACGCACGTCCTGAGCCAGATCGTGGCTGCTACTCCATCGTTCAGCAACACCGGTACGTCGCAGATCGACAAGGTTCGGAACCAGATCGGCACGATGCGCGGCACTGGTGCGAACCCGACGTTGTTAGTCCTGAACCCCACGGACGCCACGACGTTGGACCTGTCGGCAGATGCCGGCGGATACGTGTTCGCGACGCGAGACACCGGGACCGCATCGCCCATCTTCGGCTGCCGGGTCATCGAGCGGATCGGGGGCGGCTCAGACCCGATGTACCTGCTGGACCCGGAGATGCTGGGCCGGCTGTACATCGGCTCCATGCGCTTCGACGCAGATCCGTACACCGGATTCGCCTCGAACACCACATCGCTCCGCGTGGAAGTCAATGCCCTGTTCCACGTGCGGAACGTGCAGGGCGCCTACCGAATCGCGGCCACATAATGGCGAAGGTCACCGTCACCTTGCCAAATAACGCGACGTTCGTCGCGGCGGACGGCACTGTCTACCGCTTCGATGACGTATTTGAGGTCGAACAGGACGAACTCGTCGAGGCCCGCATCCGGGTCGGGAACCTAATCGAAGTCAAGAAACCGAAGAAACCAAAGAGCTAGCCATGCGCTGGCCCTGGACGAAGGTCGAGACCCGCGACTCGGATTTCATCGTGCCGTCTGAGCTGCTGAACAATTCGGGCAACTTCGCTGATGTGAATGTCAACCCAGACCAAGCACTTCGACTCAGTGCGGTGTGGGCCTGCGTGAACCTGCTGAGCAACACGGTCTCGACGTTGCCACTGAAGGCGCACCGTCCCGGCGGCGCGGAGTTCGAGCCGGTGTTCTTGGAATCACCGGCGGCAGGCTGGACCTTGACCGATTGGTTAGAAGCAGTTATGCGGAGCTTGCTGCTGCGCGGCAATGCCTACGGGTTTATTACCGCGAGAAGCGGCCCACGCATGAGCCCATCGCAGGTCGAATTGGTTGACCCAGACCGCGTGTCGGTGAACGTCTCGCCTTCCGGTGAGGTCACCTACCGCTTCCAAGGCCAACTAGTTGACCCGTCAGACTTGTGGCACGTGAGGGCCTTCCGTTATCCCGGAAGCCCACTCGGGCTCTCGCCGATTCAGTACGCGGCGGAGACCATCGGCCTGGGCTTGTCCACCCGCCGATTCGGTCAGGCGTACTTCTCCGACGGGGCCATGCCCACCGGCATCTTGAAGATCGGACAGCCGGCGGACCAACTGACCATCGACACGGTGAGGGCGCACCTGAAGCGGGCGACCCATGGCCGGCGACAGCCGCTCATCGTGTCCGGGGATGCCGCATGGACCCAGCTCTCTGTTAGCCCCGAACAGTCCCAGTTCATCGACTCGCAACGCTTGAATGTGACCGAAATCGCCAGAGTCTTCGGCGTCCCCGCCGCGATGGTTGACGGCCAGTCCGAGGACAGCAACACCTACGCCAACCTCGAGGGCCGCAGCCTTCACTTCTTGCAGTACAGCCTGAATCCATGGCTCATCAGGTTGGAGAACGCGATCTCATCACTGCTGCCTGGTGGTGCTTACGTGAAGTTCACTACGGCCGCACTACTGAAGACCACGACGAAAGAGCGATATGAGGCGTACCGGCTCGGCCTCGATGGCGGGTTCCTCACCATCCCCGAAGTCCGAGAACTCGAGGACAAGCTGCCCCTGGCACCGGCGCAGCTCTCGCTCCTGGAAGGAGGGCAGCAAGGTGGCTGAAGTTGAACGCCGCATCGCGCCCATCCACCTCGAGCTTCGAGAAGATGGCCGCACCCTGGCCGGCCTTGCCGTGCCGTATGGCGTGGAGACCCGAGTCGGCAGCCGCTTCACCGAGCGGTTCGCCTTCGGTGCCTTCGCCGATGCACGCCCTGAGGACGTGCCGGTGTTGGCTACCCACGATCACGAAGACCTGCCCATTGGCCGCGCCATCACGTTGACGGAGACGCCGGCAGGCCTCGAGACCGAGCTCCGCGTGTCCCAAACGCAACGTGGAGACGAGGTTCTCGAACTGGTCAAGGACGGGGCCGTTACCGGATTGAGCGTGGGGTTCGTGGCGGTCGAGGATCGCTGGAACGCGGCGAGAACCATGGTGGAGCGCGTCAAGGCCAAGCTCGTCGAGCTGAGCCTGACTGCGTTCCCGCAATACCAAGACGCCCGCATCCTGGCGGTCCGCCACGAGGAGCTCCTTCGCACACCTCGCCTGACCATCGCCCGTTGGGCATGAGCCTGCTGCGAATCTGCGCTGAACCTACCTGCGCCAACCTGGTGACTAGCGGTAGGTGCCCAGTCCACAGTCGGAGCAAGTGGCCGGCGAGCAACGGCAGTCAGGCATACCGTGGTGACTGGCCACGCATCCGAGCTGCTGTACTGCACGAAGAGCCCTATTGCCGCCTGTGTGGTGCCCCCAGCACCGACGTGGACCACATCCTGCCTGTTCGCCATGGAGGGACTCACACCCGGTCCAATCTCCGAGCCTTGTGTCAGCGGTGTCACCGTCACATCACGGCAACGATGAAGAAGACGCGGTGATTTTTTGAAATGAGTGCCCCAGAGCGACTCTCCGCTGTTTCTCTCTCCGAAGTTCCCGTCGGCCGTCGCGAACCGACCTACCGCCTCGTCCCGCCTTCGGATGGCTCACGAGGAGGCGAGGCGATCCGTCTGATGGCTGAGGCCGGCCTAGAACTCGATGGCTGGCAGGAGGACATCCTCTGGGACGGTATGGCCACCCTGGGCGAGGACTGGGCGGGCGATGAGACCGCCATCATCGTTCCCCGCCAGAATGGGAAGACACTGGCGCTGGTGGCTCGAGCATTGTGGGGGCCCACGATTGGCCCCGAGCGGCTGGTGCTGTTCACGAGCCACCAGTTCAAGTCATGCAGAGAGGCCTTCCTGCTGAGCAAGAGCTTGTGCGAGACCAAGGCCTTCCGCCGCTTCGAGCCCAGGGTCTCCGTATCTCACGGCAAGGAAGGCATCACGTTCGCCGGAGATCGGCGGCTGTTGTTCATCGCGAGAACACGGGTCTCGGGCCGAGGCTTCTCACCCGACTGCGTGGTGCTAGATGAAGCCTTCGAGCTTGACGACATGGCCCTAGCGGCTCTCAAGCCTTCGCTGGCCGCTGCTCGAGGTCCTCAACTGTGGTACGCCTCGTCAGCACCCCACGAGACCTCCACGGTCCTCAGAAGGCTCGCCGTGAAGGGTCGGAGCGGGAAGGCGGAGCGATTCACCTACTTGGAATGGGCCGCTCCCGAAGACGCAGCACCGGACGACCCCGAAGCTTGGGCTTTGTCCAACCCTGGAATCGGGTACCGGATCGAGCCGGGGTTCATCCGTTCGGAGTTGGATTCCCTCGACGACCGCGACTTTCGGCGGGAAAGACTGGGTCAGTGGGACGCAGAGCTCGGTGCGGAGTGGATCGGCGAGAAGGCCTGGGCCGAATGCACCTCCCCGGCCACGCTGGATACGTCCTCGTGGGTGGCCCTGGGGCTCGCTGGGAGCCACTCAGGCGATACCACGGCCCTGGTTGGTGCGACGATCACCGAACGGCCCCATATCTTCGTGGAGGGCTTCTGGGAGCAGAGCGCTGCGGTCCTGGACGTGGAGCAGGCCATCCGGGAGGCCTGCCGCAAGTATCAGGTCCTTCGTATCGGAGCTGATCCCGCACGGTGGTCTCGGAGCCTCGCAGTGCTAGCCCAGGAAGGCCTGCCGGCGGTCGAGTGGCCCATTACCACCACCCGGATGATCCCCGCCTCCACGCGCCTCCGGGAGGCGGTCGTCAATCACCAGGTGAGCCATTCAGGCGATGAGCACCTGGCCCGCCACATCACCAACGTCGTGGTGAAGACCGATGCCAGGGGGTCCCGGATCACCAGGGAGTCTCGGTACACCACCCGGCGAATCGACTTGGCCGTGGCGGCCGTGGTCGCCCACGACATGGCTGCGGACCTCCAGGCTCAGGCCTTCAGGGTTTGGTGAACCCCCACATTTCCTACCGCCAGAGCCACCGCCAGAAGCCCACGCGGCCCAAGGCCCGCCCGAGAATGATGTTCTTCACCCGGCGCGGTAGTCGCTTGGGGTGCGCGATTGCGTTCGCGGTGTTCATGATCCGGGCGAGCTTATAGAGGTTCACGCCGCGTCCGGGTGGTGGGAAGGGGCCAGCCCCCGAGACTGACCCCTTCCCGACCGCGTCCCTGCTTCGCTTGTGGAGGGAAGGGAACGCGGAGTCGTGGCCTCTGGGGAAGGGAGAGGCACGGCGCACAAGGCCAAGAAGACCGCCCTGGCACGCGGAGTCTCCGGGTGCTCGAGGATGATGTGGCGGAAGATGCCCTCCGGGCCGTCCCAGGGGAAGTCTCGCCGGCAGGTGGGGCACTCCACGATGTGCATGACCTGAGTACCTTGGTACCTAGGTCCCTGCTTGAACAGTCGGTCCTTTGGGGGACACTACGGGGGTGCCTGGACGACGCCCCGAGTGGAAGGGCCCCCGCGTCCAGGTGAAGGTTCTGCTAAGCCCTGAGGCCCGCAGGATGCTCAAGGCCCTGGCCCGCCGGCGGAAGCTCCCCATGGGGGAGTACCTCGAGGCCCTGATCCGGGAGGAGCACCGGAAGGGCTAACGAAGAAGGCGGACCCCCGAAGGAACCCGCCTTCTCAACGCCAGGTTGTCACCCACTGGGAAGACTAGCACGGGTGACAAGGGCAACCCCCGCCGAAGCTAGCTCCTCCGGTGGGGCTCGAACCCACAACCACTAGGGTGACAACCTAGCGCTCTGCCTGATTGAGCTACGGAGGATGCCGCTGACTCCCTCGCTCACCAGGGCCGCGCCTTATGTCCGAATCGGCATGACTCCCTTGGGGGTTGCCAGGCTGGATGGTACTAGGTGCCCCCCAGCTCGGCATATCGGAAGCAGTTTGTTACGTGGTCTTGCACCATGCCGACGGCCTGCATGAACGCGTAGCAGATCGTCGGCCCGACGAACCGGAACCCTCGCTTCTTCAACTCCTTGCTCATGGCCCGGGACTCCCCCGTCTCGGCTGGGATGTCCGACAGGCGTTGGCG